ACCAAGACGAAGTGCTCAAGCAGGCCGATGCTGCCGTTGGGGATGCCGGGCTGCTCATCATCGAGAGCACCGCGCAGAACCCCGGTGACCGCTTCAGTCAGATAGTGCGGGGCGCCCCGGATAACGGTTGGCACTGCATCAGCATGTGGTGGTGGGAACACCCTGCCTATGCAGATGACACCTGGGCAACAGACTTCCCTGACACCATCACCGCAGAAGAGCAGCAAGAGCGGGAACGGTTCGGGTTGACCCTTGACCAGTTGTATTGGCGCCGTCGCAAGGTGCTGCAGCTTGGCATTGACAACTTCAGGATTGAGTACCCGGCAGACCTTGAAGACTGCTTTCTCAAACGGTCGGGGGCATGGTTTGACCCTGCCGTCTTGCAGCGCATCCAACCCATCGACGCAACGGGGCCGGCGCGAGAGCTTGAAGCACCGCACCCGCTTGACCGCTACGTGGTGGGGGTTGATGTCGGTGGGGGTGTTGGTGGGGACTACAGTGCTGCGGTGGTTGTCAGTGTGGGCACCCTGCAGCCCGTCTACGTACACCGCAACAACCAGGCAAGCCCCAAGGATTGGGCGCACGAGGTTGTCCGCATTGCTACCCGCTACAACCAAGCCCTTGTGCTGACAGAGTCAAACAACCACGGGCATGCCCTGCTGCTTGAGCTTGAGCACTGCGGGTATCGGTCATTGTGGAGAAGCCCCCGCACGGGCAAGCCCTGGACAACGACCATGCAGAGCAAGCTTGAAGCCCTGTCTGTGCTCCGGGATCACCTTGAAGCCATCCAACAGATGGATAGGGCGCTGTGGTTGGAGCTGCGCAGCTTGACCCTGCCCGCAGGCAAGGCAACCCCCGAAGCACCACCGGGCAACCACGATGACCTTGCAATGGCTTGTGCGCTCGCCTATCGTTGCCTTTCTGATGTCCCCCCTTCATGGCGGACTGATGGGCACAGGGCAACCCGTGTGAGAGCAGAGCAGTTAATAGACAAGGCAAAGGCAAGACGGGTGCAGAGCTATGGGCTACCATTCTGACATCGAGGGCACGGCATGAAACCACAAGACATTGAACGCATCCTTGCACAGCATGACGCATATTGGGACGACCAACGGGCAGAGCTGCGAGAGCTCAAGAGCTTCTACATGACCCGCTTCTGGAAGGAGCGCCTGGCAGTCCCCTATGGTGACCGCAGTGCAGTGCTGCGCACCGAGCTGCCCAAGGCGTTCGCCGTGGTTGAGTCTTACCTTGGGTCGCTTTATGCCAAGAACCCCGCTGTCATTGTCGGCCCTGACATCCGGGGCAGGGGCAACCCCGAAGTCAGCCAAGCAACCGCCAACCGCTACCTGTTGACGGCACGGGAACAGATTGAAGATGCCACCCGCCTTGCCCTGTGCTTCCCCTGTGCCTTCCTAAAGCTTGCCCCGGTTGCCAACGTTGACCCGCTCAAGCGAGTGAGTACCGCAGCGGTGCCCCCATGGGAAGTCATCCTTGACGCAACAGCAAGCAGTTGGGATGCCCAGCGGTATGTTGGGCATGTCTACTTGATGCCCCTTGATGAAGCTGCGCAGCGGTACAACAAGCGCAAGGATGGCTTCAGTGCCCGCAGCTATACGTCTTGGATCGAGCAGAGCAGCCAAGACACAAACCCCCTGTCAGGTGACTATGGGCAGCCCGTCACCGATGAAGGCAGATGGGTGCGGGTGGTTGAGATGTACGACCTTGTTGGGGACGAGCTGCTCGTCTACTCCCCTGACTACAAAGACGGGGAACGGTTCCTGTTCTCAGGTGTCAAGGTGCAGGTGGGCGCCCTTGACCCCGATGCCGGGGCAGAGATTGGGCTTGAAGACATCGAGCAGGAAACCGAACACGTCACAAGCGGCATCCCATACAAGAGCGCATCGGGGCGCCCCGTGGTGCCCATCATCCCGCTCTACTTCAGCCGCGACCCTGAGATCCCCCTGCGTGGTTATGCCCTGCTTGCCCGCATCCGTGACCAGCTCCGTGAAGCGAACATCATGCGCACCTACCAAGCCCAGGGCGTGCGCAGGATGGCAAGGCAATGGCTTGTGCGTGAAGGCTTCTTGAGTGAGTCAGCGGCAAGCAAGATGGCACAGGGTCTTGATGGTGAGTTCATCGAAGTAGATGCCCCACCGGGAACACAGATAGCGGGTGAGATTGTGCCCGTACCCAACCCCCCTGTGCCTGCAGACATCAGCCTGTACAGTGCCCAGGTGCTCCAAGACATCAACGATGCAGGGGTGCTTGCACCCTTCACCCGTGGTGAAGCTACCGGGGCAACGGCTACAGAGAACCGCCTGCTTGCCGCTTACTCAAGCAGCGACATTGGACGCATGGCACGCATCCGAGATGCCGTCATCAGCAACGCAGCCCGCACGTACAACATCATGCTGTCAGTCATGCTTGGGGACGAAGCCGAACCCCTGAGCCTGCCCAACCCCATCGGGCCTACCATGCTGTCAGCAGATGACCTGACCGGGGACTTTGAATACTGGGCAGTGGATGCGGGCAGTACCCCCATGTCTGACCTGACCAAGCAGCAAGCCCTTGTCAGTCAGGCCGGGTTGTTGCTGCAGCTCGGTGTCAGTCCTGACAAGCTGCGGGCTGAGATTATCCGCGCCTTTGACTTCCCCGAAGACTTCAACATCATCGAACCACCCCCACCACCTGAGCCAATGGCTGCACCGATGGAAGAAGCCCCGGCACCTTCCCCCGGCATGTTGCCCGAAGCCCCTGGACTGCCCCCCGATAGGAGCCTGTGATGCCTTTGAAAGAGAAGATGCCCGAAGACCGTGCCGACGTTGTCATCATTGCCGAGCAGGCCGATGACCTGATTGGGGACACCTTGGCTGACCTTATCCCCCGCCCTGAGAAGCCATACAAGGGCAGCACCGTCACAGCTCTTGCCGAAGCCATCCGCAAGGTGGTTGCAATGATGGACAGGGAGCTTGAAGCCCGGCCATACACCGCACCCGTGGAAGAACTGGATGCCGACCTTGTGCGCTACCTTGCTGCCGTCATGGAGGCTGCAGAGGCCTATGGGCAGCCTTCCCCCATCAAGCCCGAAGAAGTGCGCGGGGACAATGAACTGATTGTCATCACCGAGCACCTGACCAAGCTTGCCCGTGACCGTGACTTCAAGGACTTCCTGATGGAAGAAGAGCTTGAAGACGAGGTTGCCTATGATGAAGAGGCAAGCGGCATGATTGAAGAAGAAGAAGACATTGACGAGATGCTTCGTCGCCGGATGTACTAGATGGCTGCACTGAGCCTGCGGCAGCTCCTGGGCACCCTGGGCATCAGCGGCAGGGGCGCCCCTGCCCGTGCGCAGCAACCGCTCAAGCTCACAGGCACAAGCAGCAAGGCGAAGCTGACCAGCGCAATACAGCAGCACCTGCCCGTGACCTTCTACTATCGACCGACAACAGAGCCGGGGGTATCGGGGCGCCGGGTCGGGGTGCCCTATGCCATCTTCCAAAAGAACGGCAAGCGGTACCTGCACCTGTACACCGAGCCGGGCAGCGTATCGGCACGGGGTGGGCTTGCCGCCTGGCGAACGTTTCGCCTTGACCGCATCAGCAACGTTGCCCTGCCCAGGGGTGACCGCGCATCCATGATCTTGCTTGGTAGCCGTACCGCTCCAGGCTTCAACCGCAGTTGGTACCGCACTTCAGTCACCCCGATTGTGGTGCGACCAATCCAGAGCATGAGGAACCGATGACCGAAGAACACCCGCACACCACAGAAGACACCGCAGCCGTTGACGAGGTTGCCACCTTTGAAGAGGCTGCAGACCAAGACGCGCAAGCAGCTCCTGCGCAAGACGATGCCCCCCCGGCACGGGGATGGGATGACACCCTCTCCTATCTTGAGAAGGTTGACCTTGATGCCTACAAGCATGCCAAGGGACTGCGGGCAGACTACACCCGCAAGACGCAAGCCCTTGCAGCAGAGCGCAAAGAGATGCAGGCACGGGCTGAGATGCTGCAGCAGCAAGAGGCACGGCTGCAACAGATGATGTCTGCCCTGTCAGGTACGCCCCCCGATGAGCTGCCGGAATACGACCCCTTCCAACCTGAGAGCGTCATTGCTCACACCCGGCAGCGCATTTTTGAAGAGCACATCAAGCCCCTGCAAGAGCAGGCACAGCAAGAGCAGGCACGGGCTGACTTTGCCAAGGTGCAGCGGGAGAACCCCGACATCTTTGACGATGCCGATGTCAAGGCAGAGCTTGTTGCCTTCTTGAAAGAGCGCCCCAACTACAACCTGCAAGACGGCATTGAAGTCATCCGCACCCGCATCGAGCGCAGGCAGGCAGAGCAAGACCAAGCCCGAAGAAGTGCAGAGCGCACTGCATCCCGCACCGCTGCCATGATGGCAACCGCAGGCAGCCGGAGGGCATCGGGGCGCATCGCCAAACCAACCCGGCAAGAGCTGCGCAGCATGACCGCTGCAGACATCCTTGCCCTCAGCAAAGAGCTGGACCGTTCGCGGTAACTTGTGCATAAGCCTGTGGATAAGGTGGGGAAAGACTTATCCACAGGCTTCGCAAGTTATCCACAACCTATTGACAACCCTGTGGGTATCTTTATCCACAGGGTTTTCCACATATCCACAGCCTATTGAAAACTTGCAATGCCCTGTGGAAAACCGATAGTATCCACCCAACGGCATGAGCTTGCATGAGCACCCGTCAGGACTCAACCACCAAGCGCAGCCCCGGCACCCGGTGAGGGTACGCCCCAACGCAAACAACCAACGCAAGGGAGGGCTGCACAATGGCTGCACCTTCATCGGTATCCAGTACCACCCTGCGGCTGCTTATTGACAAGCTGCAGGACAACTCCTTCATCTCTCACCCGCTCTTCAAGGCCGTCGAAGAAGCCGGGAACCTCAAACGCGTCAACGGTGGACAGCGGGTTGAACAGCCCGTCATCATCGGTGAGCAGTCCAGTGGTCTGACCCAAGTCAGCAGCGGTTGGGAACCCACCCCGCTCAACTTCTCTGACCCCTTCTTGACTGCCAACTTCGAATGGTGTGACATCATCGACCACGTTGGCCTCAACATCGTTGAGAAGACCTCCAACAAGGGCGAGCTTGCACGGGTCAACATCCTGGAAAGCAAGGTCAAGAACCTGATGATTAACATGCGTCAGGCCATCACCAAGCGCATCTTCCAAGGCCCCATTGCCGCCACGGGTGCAGCAGCTCGCCTGACCAACCTGCAGACGCTCAACGGCATGACCACCGCATCCAGCAATGGATGGTTTGAAGGTGTGGGTGCTTCTTTCCAGCAGAACAGTGTGGGCGGTCTGTCCAAGGCTACCTACCAGGCACAGAACTGGTACAACCAGTTCCAGGACTCCACGGGTACGTTGAGCCTCAACGACATTGACACCCTGTTCATCAACTGCATGCAGTACAACCCCGATGGTGCCCCCCCTGACATGCTCTTCTTGTCTCCGGCAGCCTATGCCGCTTTCATGAAGCTCATCCAGGGTCAGGTGCGCTACACCACCGCAGCAGGCCGTGACGGTCTTGATGC